TATCTTCAAGTGTTAATTTAGTTGGAGACCAAGATTTCTCAATAGATGCACAAGAAGCATTAACACCATATATTCAATCTCAACAGATTTCTGGTGAAAGATATAATCTTTTCCAAATAGAAACAATTGGTGTAGGTAACGCAGCAAATACAAAAATCAAAATAGGTATTACAAATATTAAAGCAGCGGGTTCAGTAGCAGGTACAGATTATGGTACTTTCACAATCGTTGTTAGAGCATTTGATGATACTAATAAAAAGAAGAATGTATTAGAAACATTCGCAAATGTAAACCTTGACCCTAATTCTCCAAACTTTATTAGTAGAGTAATTGGTGATAGAAAATTATTAATCGCAACTGATGGTAAAGTAACTGAAAGTGGTGATTGGGTAAATAATTCAAAATATATTAGAATTGCTAACTTAAACGAATCAGCTCCAGTACAGGCAGTTCCATTCGGACACGCAGCATATAAATTACCAATCTCAATGTCAGCAGCATTAAGTAACATGGTTCCAACTGCATCAATGTTAGAAGCATCGGCTACTGTATATGGTGGTATTGATTTAGATGGTAATTCTGATAACAAAATTTATATGAAACCAATACCTGCAAACGCAACTAATGGTTCAAACGTAGCATTTGGTTTAGATGCAGTAAATGGTGGTTCATTAGCAGTTGGTTCAACATCTGCACAATTTGTTGTAGCATTTCAAGAAGGATTTGATGGTATGGCTCCGACAGTAGCAATTAGTAAAGGTGAAGATATTACAGCTGGAAATTCACAAGGATTTGATTTAACAAACTCTACATCTACAGGTACAACTGCATATATGAAGCATATTAACGCTTTATCTAACGCAGATGAGTGGGATATCAATATGGTGGTAGTTCCAGGTGTAAACAGAAATCAGCACTCTTCAGTTTGGACTTCAATTCTTGATATGGTTGAGCAAAGAGCAGATGCATTCTTTATCGCAGATGCAGGTAATCCAACAACAACTTTAACACAAACTGTAACACAGGCTGAATCAGTAGATTCTAACTACGCAGCAGTTTACTATCCTTGGGTTAAAACAATTGATATAAACACAAACAAATTAATCACAGTTCCACCATCAGTATTACTTCCAGGTGTATTCGCAGCAAACGATAGAGTAGCAGCAGAATGGTTCGCACCAGCAGGTTTGAATAGAGGTGGTTTAGTAGGAGCAGTATCAGTATTAGATAAATTAACTCAATCTGAAAGAGATACATTATATGAAGCAAAAGTAAACCCAATCTGCCAGTTCCCTGGACAAGGTATCGTAGTATGGGGTCAAAAAACTTTACAAGATAAACCATCTGCATTAGATAGAATCAACGTAAGAAGATTATTATTGACTGTTAGAAAGTATATCGCTTCAACTTCAAAATATTTAGTATTCGAACAAAACTCATCTGAAACTCGTAACAGATTCTTAAATATTGTTAATCCTTATTTAGAATCAATCCAACAAAGACAAGGTTTATACGCTTTCAGAGTAGTAATGGATGAAACTAATAACACACCAGATGTAATTGATAGAAACATCCTTAAAGGAGCTATCTACTTACAACCAACAAAGACAGCTGAATTCATTCAAATTGATTTCAACATCTTACCAACTGGTGCAAGTTTTGGAGGATAATTTAAAAAGTAAATATTTATAATAGAATAACAAATAAAATAAAAATAAAATGCCAGAAATTTTAGAGTTTGACAAAATGTTCTATAAGAATTTTGAACCAAAGCTTGGTAACAGATTCATTATGGAAATCAATGGTATCGAATCATATATCATCAAAACAGCAAGTAGACCAACTTTCAGTTCAGAGGTAGTAGAATTAGACCATATCAATGTAAAGAGAAAGATTAAGGGTAAATCAACTTGGGATGATGTGAACATTACTCTTTATGACCCAATTGTACCATCAGGTGCACAGCAAGTAATGGAGTGGATTAGAACATCACACGAATCATTGACAGGTAGAGATGGATATGCAGCGTTCTATAAGAAAGATATCACTTTCTATTTGTTAGGACCTGTTGGTGATAAGATTGAACAATGGACATTGAAAGGTGCATTCATCACCTCAGCAAACTTTGGTGAATTAGATTGGGCATCAAACGATCCAGTTTCAATTGAATTAACATTGGCATACGATTACGCAATTTTAGAATACTAATCTATATTACATAGACATATACGAAAGGGGAAGCAGTAATGTTTCCCCTTTTATTTTTTTAAAAACCTAATATATATAATAAACAAAGTTATAAGATTTTATGGAACAAAACATTGAACAGCAGGTTACAAGAGGATTAGGACAAACAAACCCTACCCAAACAAAAACTTACGATTTCCCAACCGAAATTATCAGCTTACCATCCAAAGGATTATGTTATCCTGAAGGTTCACCATTAGCAAAAGGTGAAGTAACTATTAAATTATTAACCGCAAAGGAAGAAGATATTTTAACTTCTCCAAACCTTATTAAAAAGAATTTAGTAATAGAAAAATTATTAGAATCTATTTTAGTAGAACCAGGAGTAAAAGTTGATGACCTTTTATTGGGTGATAAAAACGCAGTTCTTATTGCAGCTAGAATGTTAGCATATGGTCCTGAATATAAAATCAAAGTTACTGATAAAGAATATAATGATGAAATTGATTGGACAGTAGACCTTTCAGTTATTAAAATTAAAGAGATTGATTATTCTTTATTAAATAGAAAAAATGAATTTAGTTTTACATTACCAAATAGTAAAGTACCTGTAAAATTTAAATTACTTACACATGGTGATGAAAATATCATTAATAAAGATGTTGAAGCAGCAGAAAAACTTACAAAACAAAGTAATGAAATTACAGCAAGATACAGAAGAGTTCTTGTAGAAGTCGATGGAAATAGAGATGTAGGATATATAAGTAATTTCGTTTCAAATAGATTACAAGCTAGAGATTCAAAAGAATTAAGAAAATACATAGCATCAGTTACTCCGGATTTAGATTTTAAATTTGAGTATACTTCACCTTATACGGGCGAAACGGAGGCGCTCCCTATACCATTTGGGAGTGACTTTTTTTACCCTACCGAGTAATTATTCCCTAATACTGCACGATAAAATATTTCAAATGCTTTACTACTCTAATGGTAGTTTCAATTGGCATGATGTATATTTTATGCCCATACGTTTGAGAGAGTTCTATTGGAACAAACTAATAGAAACAAAGGAAAAGGAAAAAGAAGCAAACGATAAAATAATTTCCAAATCAAAATCAACAACATCATCTTCTAGAGTAAGAAGAAGATAATTATCAAAAAGGTTTATATTTATATAAAATATAAAAGCAGAACCATGTCCAAAAAAATAAGATTAGATGAAATTGGATTTCTAAAAAAATTGGTAAATTCTTTTTTTGCTGCAAAAGCAGATGAAAAAGAAGATAATTGGATTGATACATTAGCAAAGCATGATGATGAACTTGCCAGATTATTTGGTGATTTTAGTGACAGATTGGATAGAAATTATATGGATACTATAAATAGAGTAAAAAAACTTGGTTATGATGTACCTACAAAAAACAGAAAAGATACCGAAGTATATAGGGTTATGAGTAAGTATCTTGAAGAATGTTTAGATAGAAGATATTCTAAAAAATAATTTCGCAAATATAGATGGCGACAAGAGATACTGAAAAGGAGATAGCACGATTAAAGGAAGTAAAAAAAAGACTTGAAGAAGAACGTGCGCTTAATGCTCAATTAGCACAGGAAAAACGTGAACAACTTAAGGAGGAACTCGCGACGCTAAAGTTATTGTATGATGAAAGAAGAAAGCTTGAAAAGCAAGGTAAAGCACTATCACAGTCGGATGAAGATTATTTAAAAACATTAGAAGAAGCGGTAAAACCACTTACCGATATTAATAAAAAATTAAAAGAGCAGGGTACTTTAATTGATGCTAATGAAAAAAAGCAAAAAAGACTTTTAGAAGAATCCGAAAAATTATTTGAAAGTACAAAAAGACAATTAAAACAAAACTATCAAGTTAATAAATCTTTAGATGATTTAGGTAAAGCTCTTGAAAAAAATAAAAAATTAAATCAACA